ACTCTGTTTTCTCAATCAAAGCAGGAATGCAAGGAGATCCTAACTTAGTGGATCATGTTACCTGTTTCGGAATTGGTGCACTTGGTGCCCAATTCTGAACAAGTTCCAGTCCACTCGGTAAAAGATTTACTCGCATTCTTGCTGACATGGCCGTGTTACAGAAAGACTTTATCGAGAATCCTTCAAATTCACATTTGAAAGATCTCGATAATTTCGTCTTGATGTTCCGTAAGAGGGTACCACCCAAGAACTTGTTCTCGGATGTACCTTATCTTCCCTCCCAACTTCTGTCATACTTCGGTAGAGAACTACTGATGAAAATCGGTAGACTTCTCACTGGACGTATGAAGAAGTGGTATGATAACTCACTTAATCGTAAGTTAACATACTTCGGAGACGGTTTCGGAAAGATCCGTTACATTGCCATGGCTGATTGAGTAACTCAAGCTACATTGAGACCATTGGCCTCTCTTCTAATGACGCTTTTGAGACGTCTTCCTACGGATTATACCATAGACCAGGACCGCTCTATTGAGACGGCCCAGTCTTGGTATGACCAAGGAAAGAAGAGATGATCCTTTGATCTTTCTGCAGCCACTGACCGTATACCTATTCTTTTACAAATAGGTGTACTAGAGTTATTGGGATTCAGTAAGGAGTTTACAACTCTATGACGCAAGATCATGGTAGGTACCCCCTTCCAGGTTAACAGGACTGATACAAAAGTATCATACTCCTGTGGCCAAGGGATAGGGATGTACTCATCATGACCTGTCATAGCAGTTACTCACCACTTACTGGTCCTACTATCTGCTCATTTGTGTGGACTACGCCACTTCAAGGATTATATAATCCTTGGAGATGATGTGTCCATCGCAAATGAGAAGGTAGCTCTTACGTATGAGGCTATTATCCAATCACTTGGAATTCAGATTAGCAAAGCCAAGTCCATTTTACCAGTTGATGGTAAGATTTCCTTGGAATTTGCGTCTAAACTCCTTGTGAATGGAAACAACGTATCGCCACTCCCGCTAGGTTTACTGAAGGTAGGTGAACTTTGTAGTGTTTTAATACTACTAAAGGAAACCTACTTAACTTCAGCACGCCTAGGGTGTGTCCAACAGTTTTGAAATCCATTAGAGGTTATAGGGCCCGCCGGATCGAAAGATCCAGTGGTGGGGCTTAACGCTGCCCTTAGAGCGATCTTAGGGTTAACTGGTGTAAACCAGTTATCTAATGTGATATCCACACTAGGTTTCTACCTAATGACCTCATACTATGAAGTATGAGAATCACTAAGTAGAAGTAGGTCGGATTCCGAAAAGATTGGGGCTCTTTCCCGTAAGGGGTGATCACCTTTCTCAGATTCGGTCCTAAACCTAATCCTAGTCTCCTACCCTTTAAATCTATTAAGTGAACTTCACTTAATAGAAATAAAGGTTCAGAGAAGACTGTTCCAACAGGCGACGAACAATGTCCTTAAGTATGCTTACGATACCAATTTGGTTATCGAAGATATTATTAAGGCAGAGGCTCTGTCGCCTGGCGTAGTTAGTCTCGTTAAAAGTTCATACGAAATTGGTTTACTGTTTACTAGTCCATGACTTAGTATTCAGACCAAAATCGAAGACTCAGTCATCAAGAGCTTGGCATGTTCTGAGGTTAAGGCATTACTGCCTCTATCTCAGAATGTATCAATCCCAATTCTACTTTCTAAGGAGTTTCCTCCTTTAGAACGTGGAATCTTAGCTCGTGATCTCGAGATAATATTGATATTATCCCAGGGACCAAAGAAGCTGGTAGAAGTTATTTCTATCAACTCCTTGGCTAAGATATCCTCGAATTGACCTCAGCTAAAACTAGCTAAGTTCAAAACAAGGATTTTGGGTAAGTTCTTGAAGACTTCCGGGGTTCTCTAGATCGTTAGATCCAGGATCTCAGGAAACCTCCTTCGGAGATTGCCACCAACCATAACCATAGTAGGTGGCCTGACTGTATCATTCTAGGTTTGTCCTAGAACCAAAACAATCAGTCCTAATGTCAATAGGCC